GTGGTGTTTGTATCAGACGAAGAAGGAAAGCTGGCGGAAGCGATGCTCAATTACCTGTCGATGGATTTTGATATTCATCATCGTTATGAGGATCTATTGCGCCATAATTCTTTCCGGCGGTTGCACCAGATACGCAACAACCTTGGGCGTGGCTTTATCTTTGCGGTTGCCGGTGATGCCACTTCTAAGAGCTTTGATGTGGCGGAAGCGAAAAACCGTGATCGCTGGATTAAAAAACATGGCCGCTGCGTGTTGGATTTTGGTGCGGGGCATTTACATGAAACGCGCATCCTTCGCGGCTTGGGCATTGCCGTTACACCGTTTGAGCCTTATCGGGTTACGGATGGTAACGATATTAACAAAACGGCCAGCATTGCTTTAACAGAAGAATTCTTAGAGGCGATTGGAACGCAGCAGCTGCAATACACATCGATTTTCGTTTCTAGCGTGTTGAACAGTGTGCCATTCCGCAAAGACAGAGAACATATCGTATGTATTTGCGCGGCACTTGCCGATGAGAATACGCGACTTTATGCGGTGGCATCAGCCAACAACCATATCAACATCAAACAGCTCAATGGCTACCACTCACTGAATGAGCGTCAGTCTAAAGGGGTGCTGTTTCAACTGGATTATGAGGATGGCATTACGCTGGGTGATATTGCCACTTCACCCAAGGTTCAAAAATACCATAGCCAGAAAGAATTCTATGAATTGTTCAAGGAATTCTTCGATCTGGTGAAGGTGAATGAGAGCAATAGTAACGTGCAGGTCGTGTGCGCTAAACCAAAGAAAATAAATGCTAAAAGATTAAAAGCAGCTCTCGAATTTGAGTTCGATTTACCTTATCCTGATGGCAGTCGGATGGGATTGGTAAAGCAAGCAAAACAAGCCTTTTCTAACCGGCTAGGAATTAAGCTATGATTATTTTACTCGATCTAAATTACACGTTGGTTGCCAACAGTCGTAAAAAATATAAACCCTTCGCCCTGCAAATAGAGCATGAGATTTACCGCGAATGGTTAGCAAGTCTGGTTGCGCCTTATCACACTATCATGATGACAGCGCGGCCGGAGAAGCACAAGCAAGCTACTCTGGATAGCCTGTATTTCAAAACTGGCTGGATACCGCAGGAAGCGCATTTTAATCGCTATTTCAAACCGCCGCATATTGCAAAGCGGATCATGCTTCAGGAGCTGGTTTTCCCCGCGCATGGTGAAAACGGCAAGCAGTATCTGGCAATTGAAAGCAACCCACGAACGCAAGCGATGTATGCCGAGTACGGCATACCCTCAATCAAAGTATGTGAGAATGAAGAATGGAAAACACTACCGACACCTTAGACATTCCCAAGGAATGGACGTTTGAGAACGCCAGTGTCGCCAGTAGTTTTAACCAGCATGTCAGAGAGCAATTGCCGTGGTACGATCTGGTTACCGGCGCGGTGACACATATTGCGCGGCATTACATTCCGCAAAATGGCTTGGTCTATGATGTGGGTGCATCAACCGGCAATATCGGCGCAGCACTTGAACCGGCATTGAAACAACGTCACGCACGGTTAATACCGATTGAACCAAGCGCGGAGATGTGCGCGAAATATGATGGATACGGCAAAGAAAATCTGATGCAGGTGGATGCTTGCCATTTTCCGTATGAGCCATTTGATGTCGCTATTTGCCACTTGGTGATGATGTTCATGCCGGTGAATGAAAGGCCAGCATTTGTAGCTAGTTTACGAAAATCACTGAAGCCCGGTGGCGCAATTATCATTGTCGATAAATGCGAAGCAGCAACCGGCTATCAAGCCACAGTGCTATGGCGATTAACGCTGGCTGGCAAAGTAGCGGCGGGTGTTTTGCCAGAGCATATTATTGCCAAAGAATTATCACTCGGCGGGGTACAGCGTCCACTTGACCCTTCTATACTCGGAGAAGATGCACAGGAATGGTTTCGGTTTGGAGAATTTGCGGGGTGGATCATCACGTCATGACAGGAAACCTAAATGCAAATTCTTCACAAAGTTGCAGTCATTGCCAAGTTTTTAAACCTGACCGAACGGCGGGTGCAGCAGCTGGCGCGGGATGGGATTATTCCCAAGCCCGAAAAGGGCAAATATGACCTGATACGCTGCGTACAGAAGTATGTGCATTACCTGCAAGAAAGAGCTTATGGAACGGGTGAAACACCTAGTGACACTTACCGAGAACGAGCGCGGCTAATTAAAGCACAAGCTGACAAAACTGAAATAGAAGTAGCGACCATGCGTAATCAGCTGGTGCTGCTGGATATCGTGGAAGCTGACTGGATGAAACAGGTTGCGGCCTGCCGGATGAAGCTATTGGCCTTGCCAAGCAAAACAGCATTTGAGATCGCCGCATTAGAAAACCCAACAGAGATCGAAAGATTCCTGAAACGAACCATCTATGAGGCGTTAAGTGAACTCGCAGACGACAACCCAGAAATACAGCCAGCTAAAACAAAACGTAAGAAAGCTGTGGACACCCCCGCCAGAGCTAAACGTAAGCCAGTGGGCAGACCAGCATCGAAAACTAAGCCCGGAAGCAAGCGCAGAACCCGGAAGGTGGAGGACTGACCGCGCACCCTATCAGCGCGGTATGATGGATGCAGTAAATGAAGTTGGGGTGCGTGAAGTGGTATTCATGACCTCAGCGCAGATTGGAAAAACGGAAATCCTGAATAATATTCTGGGTTATTTCGTACACCAAGACCCTGCGCCCATTCTGTTTATTCAGCCCACGCTGGATATGGCAGAGGCATGGAGTAAAGACCGGCTTGCGCCGATGATACGCGATACGGATGCGCTTACTGGCTTATTTCGGGATGCAAAAACGCGCAATAGTGACAATACACTACTGCATAAAAAGTTTACCGGCGGTCATCTAACGATGGCCGGTGCTAACAGCCCATCATCGCTGGCAAGTCGCCCGATACGAATTGTGCTGCTGGATGAGGAAGATCGCTATCCAGTGTCGGCCGGTAGCGAAGGTGATCCGGGTTCATTGGCTCAAAAACGGACAACCACCTTTTGGAATCGCCTGCTGGTATCGGCCAGCACACCCACGGTGGAAGATGAAAGCAAAATTGAAGCGCGGTATCAGCAAAGCGATCAGCGCAAATATTATGTGCCATGCCCTGCTTGCGATGCAACACAGGTACTGAGCTGGCAACAAATAAAGTTTGAGAAAGGCAAGCCTGAAACCACTTGCTACGAATGCGAAAACTGCAAGGAACGGCTGACGGATGCACAGAAACCGTGGATGCTTACCCACGGCGAATGGGTAGCAGAAGCAGCATTTAATGGCTCAATCGGCTTTCATATCTCGGAGCTATACAGTCCGTGGGTGCGCTGGGCTGAAATGGTGGAGAATTTTCTCAAAGCCAAACGCCTGCCGGAAACGCTCAAAGTTTGGGTTAATACCTCGCTAGGTGAAACATGGAAGGAAGCAACCGAAGGCATTGATCCATCCGGCCTGCTAAAACGAAAGGAGAATTGGGGACGAATCGCGCCGGAAGAAGTGGTGGTAATTACCGCTGGTGTCGATGTGCAGGATGATCGGCTGGAAGCTGAAGTTGTTGGCTGGGGCGTTGGTCAGGAAAGCTGGTCACTGCAATATCATGTGTTGCATGGCGATCCGGCGCAATCAAAGCTGTGGGAAGATTTAGACGCTGTACTCGGCCAAACGATAAAAACAACGGATGGCCGTACATTATCGGTGGGTGCTGCTTGTGTGGATACAGGCGGTCACTTCACGCAAAAGGTTTATGAATACTGCAAAGCGCGAGAATACCGCCGCATTTACGCGATTAAAGGTGCATCGCAAATCGGTAAGCCGCTGGTTAGCAAATTCAGTAAGGCAAACAAGCTGCGGGTGAAACTGTTCTCTATTGGTACAGATACAGCCAAGCAGATGATTTACTCACGGCTGAAAATACACCAGCCGGGACCGGGCTATTGTCATTTTCCTTCGGACTATCCAGAGGAGTATTTCAAGCAGCTCACCGCCGAGCGAATTCAGACCAAGTTTATTAATGGCCACCCGACACGGATATGGGTGCTGGCCAAAGGCAGGCGCAATGAGGCGTTGGATTGCAGGGTATATGGCTTAACTGCCCTTCATATCCTCAACCCGAATTTAGATGCGCTGGCACAAGACCAGGAACGCGAGAAATTGAAACAAAAAGAAGAACAACCGGCCGAACCAAAAGCCAATGAGTGGATGGGCTATGAGGATTGGAATTTTAATTAGGAGATCATGATGGCATTAACATTATCACAAGCACAAACCGCGCTGGATGCGTGGATCGCCGCAGACCTCGCAGTTGCCAAGGGGCAAAGCTACACCATGAATGGCCGTAGCTTGACGATGGCCAACGTGAAGGAAGTACGCGAGCAGATTCTTTATTGGGAACGCCGCGTGTCAGCATTTGAACAAACAATTCAACAAAACCAACAAGCAGCATTGGCAGATTTTAATCATGACTAATATTCTTGATAAAGCAATTGAAGCGGTATCGCCGGAGGCGGCAGTCCGTAGGCAAACAGCGCGTAAAGTGTTGGAGGTGCAACGCGCCTATGAAGCCGCGCAGCCTTCACGCCTTCGCAAACGTAAAACTGATACTGGCAGTGGTGATGCCATCATTGAACGTGCTGGCGAATCGTTACGACTGCAAGCGCGGCATTTAGATGAGAATCACGATCTTGCCGGTGGGGTGCTGGATTGTTTGGTTAATAATGTGGTTGGCCGTGGAATTTCAGTTGAGCCGCAAGTGAAACTCTTAAATGGTGAGCTGGCCAAGCCGATTAATGAGATGCTGCTGGAACTTTGGGATGTATGGGTTCGCTATCCGGAAGTGTCGTTGGAATGCGATTGGAATCACCTGCTACGGCT